CCAGCCGCAAGTCCTGCCGTATCTGTGTGTGTATGTCCTGTAAGAGAAATACCACTTGCGTTAACATCACCAGATGTATAAGTTACTGCACCTGTAGCAGCTGTTTCTGTTTTTGTGCTTGTTATTGTAGTAGTTTGACTTCCAGAAAAAGTTTCTTTAACATCTCCTGTAACTGCTTGTGTCAATGTATCAGAATACGTTTCCGTTACAGCTTTAGTAACAGATTGTGTTAATGTATCAGAGTATGTTTCTGTAACAGCCTTAGTGACTGTTTCTGTTTTTGTATCTTTGTAAGTTTGTGTTACTGCACCTGTAACAACTTCTGTTTTTGTTCCGTCAACTTGTATGTTCCAGTTTCCCTTGATGTAGGTATTACAGTTTGAGTCGATAGTTAAGTTCGCAGTTCCTTTGACATTTACAAAATCAGAACCAGCAATCACTTCATAATTAGTTCCAACTATTCTTGTATGTTTATTACCAGATGCATCTACCTCATGGAATGTTCCAGATTTATGATATTCATGTATTCTCTCTGCACCTTCTGTATCATCAAACTCTTTGATGTGACCACTCTCTGTTTCGTAAACATGATTCTTTGGATATACGGCTGCGTAAGTTGATTTCTGTTCTGTCCATTCTTCATTTGTAGAGTCGGTATTATCATCTGTTGTGTTTGCAATTGGTACTCCTATTGTTCTTCCATCTTTGGCTGACTCTGCATCATAGTCTGCATCTTTCTTTGCAATAACAGAGTGAGCTTTATTTTCCTCATTTCTTGCAAGACGATTTACATCAGACTCATTTAAATCATGACCAGATATTTCATTTGGATTTTGTGGATATATTGCATTGGGGTCATTGAAACCTTTTTCTTTATCTGCAACATTTTGTGGATAGCCAGGTAACGTACCCATGATGATAGGTTGTTGTCTTTCAACTGCATCTCTAAAAAATCCAACCACCCAAGTTCCCTCTACAAGAAAAGAAGGTGTTGTTCCCATACCTTGCATTGATGGGTCAGTAACAGGATGCATGATATGAGCCCACGGCAAATCTTCTGTAGGTATATCAGTTTTACTTTCGGTATGAAATCCTAAACAACGAACTTTAACTCTACCCAATTGAGCAGGGTCATTACGATCTTCAACGACACCAGTAAACCAGACAAATCCGTCTAGCCCCATGAAATAATTCTCTGCCATAAATAGACTCCTTATGTATTATTTATAAGTCTATTTGTATAAGTCTGGGTCACGACCTAAACCTTTAACTTGTCGGTTCATGTCATCTCTTG